CAAACCTCAACATTCCTACGCATCGCATTGTGCTGATGCTTTTAGAACAGGAATAGCTGGGCAAGGAATAGAGCTTTCAAATTGGAAAAAACAAGTTCCAGTTAATACAAATTATATAGTTTAAAAAGTTATGGCAAAAAAAACAACCGAAATAGAACTTAAAAACATAATTTCATCAGAGATAAATAACTCTATTGGATTTATGGGTGGTGCATTATCAGGTGCTAGAAAAAAATCTCTTGAGTATTATATGGGAGAGCCTTTAGGTACTGAGATAGATGGTAGATCACAAGTTGTTAGTACAGATGTTTCAGACACAATTGAAACCATCTTGCCAAACCTTTTAAGAGTTTTTACTTCATCAGATCAAATGGTTAAGTGTGAGCCTGTTAAAGCAGAAGATGTAGAACTAGCCGATCAAGTTACAAATTATATTAATTATATTTTTAACAAAGATAATAATGGTTTTAGTATTTTATATACCTGGTTCAAAGATGCTCTTTTAGAAAAGAATGGAATTGTAAAAGTTTATTGGGATGATGCAGAAAAGGTTGAGCAAGAAACATACGAAAATTTAAGTGATTACGAATACGATTTATTAATGCTTGATGATGATATTGAAGTTATATCAGAGGAATCATTTGTTGATGAATATGCTTTAACTAGATTAGATCAATTAAAGAAAGAAGTTGCACTTAATGGACAAGAGGTTGAAGAAGTTCCAACTCCAATGTTGCATAATTGTATTATTAAAAGAACTAGATCGTCTGGTAAAGTTAAAATAGAAAATATTCCACCAGAAGAATTTTTAATTCAAAAGACTGCTAAAACTATTGAAGAAGCAAATTTTGTAGCTCATAGAGTTATGAAAACTAGATCCGATCTTATAGAGATGGGATATGATCAAGATATTATAGATAATCTTCCTACAACTAACTCATTCTTAATGGATGATGAAACATTAATAAGGAATCAAAATATTGATGCAAATCCTTTTAATGATAGTCCAGATGATAGTACGCAAGAGATTGAAGTTTATGAGTGCTATGTCAGAGTTGATATGGATGGTGATGGTGTTGCAGAACTTAGAAAAATAATATGTGCTGGAACTGGTTTTGTAATTTTAGAAAATATGAGTTGCGATTTCATTCCTTTCTGTTCTTTAACTCCGATCCCAATGCCACACAGATTTTATGGTAGATCAGTTTCAGAATTAGTAGAAGATGTGCAGTTAGTTAAATCAACTGTTATGCGACAATTGTTGGATAATATGTATTTAACAAATAATAACAGAGTAGCCATAATGGATGGAATGGTGAACTTGGATGACCTTTTAACAAGTCGTCCTGGTGGAGTTGTAAGAACTAAACAACCACCTAGCCAAGTTATGATGCCGATGCAATCACAAACGATTTCACAACAAGCATTTCCATTATTAGAATACTTAGACACAGTAAGAGAATCTAGAACTGGTGTTACAAGATACAATCAAGGCTTAGATGCAGATAGCTTAAATAAAACTGCAACTGGTGTTAATGCTTTAATGAGCCAATCTCAAATGAGAATGGAATTGATTGCTAGAGTGTTTGCTGAAACAGGAATTAAAGATTTATTTAAAAGAATTTTTGAGCTTACTTGTAAGTATCAAGACAAAGAAAGAGTAGTTGAATTAAACAATCAATTTATTCCAGTCAAACCTACTGAATGGAGAAACAGATATAACATATCTATTACTGTTGGATTAGGTACAGGAAGCTCAGATCAACAAATTGGTATGTTAAACAATATCCTAGAAAGACAACTTCAAGCCTTTCAATTACAGGGTGGTCAAGAGTACCCAATGGTAAGTCTTAAAAATATTTATAATAGTTTAGCAAAAATTATTGAAAATGCTGGTCTTAAAAATGTTGAGAATTATTTTGTTAATCCAGATCAAGGTAAATCAATGGTGCAGCCTAAACAACCACCAGCTCCAACTCCAATTGAGAAAATAGAGTTTGCAAGAATAGCAAGTGAAGAAAAACGAAAATTCGCTGGTCTGGAATTACAACTAAGAGAAATTAAAGCTAGTAATGCTAAAATGTTATTAGAGAATGAAATTAAAATGAAAGAACTTGAGCTTAAATATAATGCTCAAATAGATTCAGCTCAAATTAAAGCAGAAGCCGATCTTAATAAAATGTTAGTAGCCGAAAGCACAAAAGACTTTAGAGATGCACAACAATCACAACAAAACCTACAAAAACAAATTGAGTCATTAAATGGACAACCAGGAACAAGCAAAACTCCAACAGGAAATAAACCAATCCAACAAGGTTAAAGATTTACTAAACAACCCTTTATTACAAGAGTCATTTGATAAGCTTAAAAATTTATATTCTACAAGTTTATTAAATACTGGTGCTAACGAAACTGAAACTAGAGAGAAGCTTTGGTTAGCTTATAATATAGTTGGAAAAGTTGAGCATCACTTACAAGAAATTTTAGATACTGGCAAACTAGCTACCAAACAATTGGAAGATTTTAGAAACCATATCAAAAACCAAAAATTCTAGCCACTAAGGTTAGGATAAGTCAACCTCACAAGAGGAACTTAACTTAAAAGGAAAAATATGTCAGAAAATTTTGCTAACCCACTACAGGGAGCTGAAACTGATTTACAGAAAGCTCAAAAAGCAGTAAATGGTTTATTAAATACTCCAGAAGAAAAAGAAACTGGAGAAACACAACAACAGAATTCTCCTGAACCACAAAATGAGGAATTGGAAACCGATCAACCTCAGGAACAGGAAATAAGCGAAGAAACTGAATCAGAAGAAGAAGAAGTTTCAGAGCAAGATGTATCTCAAAACGAAGAACAGATTGATACTCAAGAGAAACAGGAAAATTCCACCTACAAGGTAAAAGTTGCTGGTCAAGAATTAGAAGTTACCCTTGATGAGTTGAGAAATGGATATCAAAAAGATGCAGATTACAGACGAAAGACTGAGGAACTTTCTAACGATAGAAAGAACTTTCATTCTCAATCTGAAAAGCAAAGACAAGACTATTCTCAAAAGCTTAATGAGATGAATCAAATATTGTCTAATGCCCAACAAGAGCTTAATACAGAGATAAACTCTGCTGATTTAGAAGCTCTTTACGAAGAAGATCCAGCACAAGCTGCTAAGATTGAACATAGATTAAGAAGAAAGCAAGAAATGCTTAATTCATCTATTCAAAAAACACAATCTGAACAGAAACAACAATTTGATGGATATTTACAGACGGAAAAAACAAAATTAGTTAATAATATTCCTGATTTTGCTGATCCTGGTAAAGCATCAACTTTAAAAAACAATATGAGAAGTCATTTAGCTAAATATGGATTTAACGATTCAGAAATAGCTCAAGTATATGACCATCGTATCTTGATGTTGGTAAACGATGCTATGAAGTTTGGAAATTTACAAAAAGCAAAACCAAATCTTGCTAAAAAGATTTCTAAGCCAAGCAGAGTGTTTTCGTCAGGCATAAAACAAGACAAAAATGATGTCAAATCAAAAGCTGCTAGAGAAAAGTTTGGTCGTCTAAGAAAAACTGGGAGTCTTAAAGATGCTCAGAATGTTTTCTTGGATATGATTAACAACTCAAACAAATAGGAAAAATATAATGGCATTAATATCTAATACCGTTACCAAATATGCTGTAAATGGTCAGAGAGAAGATCTTTCTGATATCATCTATTAATTGTTAGTAGCCTTATGGTCTTAAAAAGCTGTAATGGAAAAAATCGGTGAATTCAGGGGAACTCCTTATGGGACAATCCTGAGCTAAGCTATATAATTTAAAAGGTATATAGAAAGTGCAACGACTAGAAGTTGAGGATAACAATAATACTTCCAAGAGTGCCGATCCTGAAAAGGATGATATAGTCTGAACTGCATAGTAATATGCAGAAGTAATAATTAAAAAAATTACGATAACACAATTGAACATCTCACCAACAGATACTCCTTTTATGAGTTCTATTGGAAAATCAAAAGCAACTGCCGTCAACCATGAATGGGAGATAGATGCGTTAGCTGCACCAGCAGCAAACAACTA